AGATATAACTTTAGGCGAAGCAATAAAGGCAACCCCTCTTGTTGACTATTATATGCCAGGTGAAAAAGTTACATTCGGTACTCTTAATATTAGATTCTTAATACAAGAAGGTATGCAAAACTATAAAGAACTGTATAACTGGCTTATAGGCATGGGTAATCCTGAAGACACAGAGCAGTATACAAACTATCTAAACAGTCAGTTATATAGATTCCCAGGCAAAACGGCTACTAAAACTATAGAAGGATTGTATAGTGACGCAAGTTTGTTCGTGTTGGATTCTAATAACAACCCATCAGTAGAGATAAAATTTCAAGATGCTTTTCCCACTGCTCTAAGTGGGTTAGATTTTGACTTAACAGACTCAGAATATTTTGTTGGTATAGCAACATTTAGGTACAGACAGTATACGATAAACACGTTATAAATATTTTATATTATTGATACAGGTACATTATGATTACATTGAATGAACTGCAATCAGAGTGGTCCTCTGATTGTAAACTTGACGAATTGAATCTTGGTAGTGAGTCTACTAAGACTCCTGAGCTTCACGCAAAATACCTTAACTATCTAACTACATTCAAACTTCAACTTAGAAAGTGTGAATCACAAAAGTTATCTTTGCGTAGAATTAAGTGGAAGTATTTCAGAGGCGAACTGAGTAAAGAAGAACTTGAAGGTCTTGGTTGGGAACAATACCTAGGACCTGCGCCTCTGAACAATCAAATGTCAGATTACTTAGATAGTGATGCTGATATTATCAAACTAGATGATAAGATAGAATACATAAAAGCCTGTCTATATCAATGTGAAATGATTATGAAGTCTTTGAGTAGTAGAACTTGGGACATCAAGAACGCTGTAGAATGGACTAAGTTTACTAACGGACTATTATGATAAAAGTCAGTAAGAAGAATGAAGTTTACCTTAAAATAGAAACAGAGCCAAGTATATCACAAGAGCTCAACGATTTCTTTACATTTGAGGTACCGGGTGCTAAGTTTATGCCACTATATCGCTCACGTATGTGGGACGGCAAGGCTCGCCTATATAATATGTACAGACAAGAACTGTACGTAGGACTTCTACCTTACTTACAAGAATTCGCTAACACATTAGAATACCCTATCGAAATAAACATAAAAGATATAGGAGATCCTGTATCACCACAATACGTAGAAAACTTTGCTAGAAAATTAAAACTGCAAAGTGGAGGCAAAGACATTGAGATACGAGACTACCAAGTTGATGCGGTCAAGACGGCAATTAACAATGGGCGTGCATTACTCCTTTCACCAACTGCTTCGGGTAAATCTCTTATCATTTATAACTTGGTTCGTTATCATCAACATCTTAACAGAAAGCAACTCATCATTGTCCCAACAACATCTCTTGTTGAGCAAATGTACGGTGACTTCCAAGACTACGCAACCGCAGATGATTGGGCTGTGTCCGAGAACTGTCATAGAATATATGGCGGCAAAGAAAAGTCTAACGAATACCCTATAACAATATCTACTTGGCAGTCTATCTACAAATTTCCTAAGTCATGGTTCGAGCAGTTTGATGTTATCTATGGTGACGAAGCTCACTTATTCAAAGCAAAATCTCTCACTACTATATTAGACAAGTGTGTAAACTCTCCTTATCGTATCGGCACAACAGGTACACTTGACGGCACAAAGACACACAAACTAGTATTAGAAGGTGTGTTTGGGCAAGTTAAGAAAGTTATTACTACAAAGAAACTGATGGACACTAATCAGGTTGCTGATTTAAAAATCATAGCTATGGTATTAGACTATCCTGATTCTGACAGAAAGGCAGTGAAAGGTATGACATACCAAGAGGAAATGGACTGGCTTGTAACTAATCATAAGCGCAATATTGTTATACGTAACTTGTCTATTACACAAGAAGGTAATACACTTGTTCTATTTCAATACGTAGAAAAACACGGGCAAACTTTGTATGATATGATCTCAACAAAATGCCCAGACAGAAAAGTATTTTTTGTGTTTGGTGGTACTGACACTGATACTAGAGAACAGATACGTGCTATTACAGAAAAAGAAACAGACGCTATAATTATTGCGTCATACGGGACATTTTCGACAGGCATAAATATTCGTAACTTACACAATATTGTTTTTGCTTCACCGAGTAAAAGCAGAATCCGAAACTTACAAAGTATTGGTCGAGGGTTGCGTAAAGGAGATAACAAAACCTCTTGTAACTTGTTTGATGTGGGTGATGACTTACAGTGGAAGTCTAAGAAAAATTATACATTACACCATATGGTAGAGCGTATAAAAATTTATAATGAAGAAGGATTTAATTACAAACTTGTAAGAGTACCTATAAATGCAGAATAATTATCAAGTTTTAAATTTAACAAACGGTCTAACACTGGTTGGAGACGTAGAATGGAGTGTAGATTCCGCAATAGTTACTTTCCCGCTCGAAGTTTCTTCTAAAGCAATAACAGATGATGCAGGAAAAGTAGTAGGTGAACATATGATGTTGAAGCCTTACTTGGTAATGACCGATGAAATTGATGTTGTAATAGATCAATATAATATCATCTCTTCGAATAAATTAGCTGAAAGATTAGTACAATCTTATGAAGATATGGTTAGCACAGTTTATGAATCAAGTAGATCTTACGGCGGATGTTTTTTTAAAAAAGAGTCAGATGACAATGCTTCTGAAGAAATAATAGATGAGATTCAAAAAATGACTGCTGAAGAAGCTAAACAAACTAAAGATAAAGTAGATCAAATATTAGATTCTTTAGAAGCACTCAGACTAAATAAAGAAGATACAAACAAAAAATTACATTAGAGTATCCCTTTAATCCTAACAAGGATATTATAGCAGTGCTACGTGATAGTGTCAAGCATTTTTTTTTACTTGACATTGTTGTGATTGTATTTTATAATATGTTATATTATGGAGTTAAAAATGAAAAAAACTAAAAACGCACACTATGTAGATAATAAAAAGTTCTATGAGGCTATGAAAGATTGGAAGGCTGAGTGGGATAGTGCTGTAGAAAAGGGTGAGCCTACCCCACAGTGTACTAATTATCTAGGTGAATGTTTTGTTAAGATCTCAAATCACTTAGCTTACAAATCAAATTTTGTAAACTACACTTTCCGTGATGAAATGATCCTTGACGGTATTGAAAACTGTCTGCGTTATGCGGATAGGTTTGATCCGGATAAATCCAATAACCCCTTCGCTTATTTCACACAGATTACTTATTATTCTTTTGTTAGGCGTATTAAAAAAGAAGCTAGACAGACAGAGACTAAGTTAAACTATTTTCAAAATATAGATCTTCAGCAACTACTAGATGAGATTGAGGGGGATGGACACAGTTATGAGTATTTAAATTGGGTCCAAGAACAGGTTGATACTAATATGAAAGAAAAGGCTAAACTAGATAGCATCATTCCGGAATCAGCCAAAACAAAACGCAGACCTCTATATTTTGACGAATTAGAAGAAGAAGATTCTGAAAATAACTCTTGACATATAGTATTTAATGCTATATAATATGGTATATTATGAAAATCAGATACTCTGAAACATTCTATTCTTTCCAAGGTGAGGCAGAACTAGCCGGAACACCTACTGTTTGGTTACGTTTTTTCGGATGTAACCTAGAGTGTAATGGTTTCGGTCAAAAAAATCCAGCCATTCCAGATAGTCATATTTTGCCATATAAGGATTTTGATACTAGTAGAATTCAATTGGTTGAAGAATTACCAGTGTGGCAATATGGTTGTGACAGTTCTTATTCTTGGTCAATGAAGTATAAACACCTAGCCAAAGATACAGATGTTGAAGGCATATGTGACACTTTGACTTCGCTTTTGCCATACGGTTGGTTTACGCATCCTTTTACACAACAGGAAAATATGTTGGCTTTCACTGGCGGTGAACCTATGTTGCAGCAACGTCAGATGAAAGCAATTGTAAATGAGTTTCTTATTCGTGGCAATGTGCCTAAGATTATTACAGTAGAAACAAATGGCACTAAAAAACTAAACAAAGACTTACAAGACTTTATCAACATATACTTAGCAGAAATGGGTATACGTTGGCATTGGGCAATTAGTCCTAAAATATTGCATACCTCGGGTGAGAAAAATGCAGTAGATGTAGACAACTTTATGTCATATGTTGAGGGTACAAAAAGCACCTCTTGTATAAAGTTTGTTTGTAATGGTAGTAGCTCTTCTTGGCGTGAGATTGATTCTTATAAAGATGAAATAATTAATTATTGTTTACAGAGTGAAATCTCTGTTCCTGATATATGGATTATGCCTGTAGGAGCTACAAAGGAAGAACAAGAAACAGTAGCAGGAATCTGCGTTGAAGCGATGAAGCGAGGTTACAAAGTAGCTACACGCAATCACGCATATGTATTTGGAAATCAAATAGGCACTTAAAATGGAAAACAAAGATACAAGTCAGAAACACTTTTACATTAGTTTAATAAAAAGTGGTATGAGATTTATAGCTGCCGGTAGTTTGATGTTAGGCAATTTGTTTGCGGCGGGGTCTTTTCTCGCTATAGCTGAGGTACTAGGGGTCTTAGAGGAACTGTAATGACTGAAAAATACGAGTGTACCTGGGACGAAATTAAAGAGCTTTCAATTGAAATTGGACAAAGAATCAAAGATAGGGGTGAGGATATACAAACCGTTATAGGACTTTCTCGAGGAGGTCTTGTTCCCGGAGTGATTATATCACAAATACTTAATGTAAAATTTGTCCCTGTTATTTGGCAAACAAGAGACGGCTTGACAAAAGAAAAAAAGCGTATTAGAATGTATGATACTGAAACAACTCTTGTTGTGGATGATTTAGTAGATTCTGGTTTGACTTTTTATGAAGTTACTGAAACTGCCCCTAATGTAAAATATTGCGCTTTGTTTAATAAACAAGCCTCAATAGCTCTTGACTTCTGGGGTAAAACATTATATAATGATCCACGATGGATTATTTTTCCTTGGGAGGTATAATGAGACACAGTACAATAAGACAACTACCTTTTTTTGGTAATGGCAGTGAAGGTCCAGACACTATGTATGTTGTTGACTTTTACGAAGACAGTAAAAAAGTAGGAACTGCTGAGTATCCAGGCAAAAGTATTCATTTTGCAGAGTCGGCGGCACGAAATTGGGACTTGGGAATTATTAAAGATGATAAGCAAAGTAATTAAAGCTCGTTTAGCAAGTGCAGGTAAAAGATTTTTTGCTTCGGATAATATTGCAGAGTATTTGCACGAGGGTGAAAAGGAAAAACTGATAGAAGAACTTACTGAAAAATTCGGTGATGTTCTTGACAGTCTTGTTATTGACCGTGAAAACGATCCTAACTCACAAGGTACGGCAAAGCGTCTTGCAAAAATGTATATTAATGAATTGATGGCAGGCCGTTATGATATGATGCCAAACGCTACAGCATTTCCTAACCACATAGACGATGGTTTTGAGGGTATGCTTGTTGTACGTAGCGAACTCAGGTCAATGTGTTCTCACCACCATCAGCCTGTTAATGGTGTAGCTTACATAGGTATCATAGCTGCTGACAAACTTATTGGACTGTCTAAATATACACGTATTGCTCAGTGGTGTGCAAGGCGAGGTACACTACAAGAAGAACTGTGTAACGATATTGCCCGTGAGATTATGAAAGCAACAGGTAGTGAGAATGTGGGTGTATATGTTCAAGCTACACACGGTTGTTGTGAGAATAGAGGTATTATGGCACACAGCTCTTTGACACAAACTACTGTACTTAAAGGTAGTTTTTATGAAAACTCTGGTACTAGAAAAGAATTTTTTGATAAGATTAAATTGCAACAGGACCACGCTCCTAGATGAAGATAAAACCTAATCAACCACAGGTTGTTGTTGACCTTGAAACACTAAGTACACACGCAAATGCGTGTATCGTGTCTATTGGTGCTGTCAAATTCTCACTAGAAGAAGGAATACTTGAGGAGTTTTTTGTAAACATTGATCCTCAAACTTGTAAGGATGCAGGACTACACTTTGACAAGAATACTATTGAGTGGTGGACAAAACAAAGCAAAGAGGCACGGGATGCTTGGATGAAAGACCCCATTCCCCTCACTGAAGCACTACATAAGTTTGCTGACTTTTATGAAGTAGGTAATCCTATATGGGGCTTTGGTGCTAACTTTGATATAAGTATTTTAGAATCAGCTTATTATGCTATTGGTTATGACAAAGATAAAGTCTACGGTGAACACTTGCCCTGGAAGTTTTGGGACATCTATTGTTTGCGTACATTAGCAAATGTACTAGATAAAAAACTAGAAAAAACAGGTGTGAATCACAACGCTCTACACGATGCTATTGCTGAATCACGTTTAATCATTGATATACTAAAGTCTTAATTATGAATCACAAACTAGAATATGTTTTGTCTGGCACATCATATGTCAGACTAACAAACCCAAGTATTGCTAAAGATCCTGAGAATGTAAAAGTTATAAATGATTTGTTCGATCATTTTTTTAACGGAAAATATTCCCATTCTTGTTCCCTATTGTATAATGCTTATGCAGAATCAGGTTTTGGTGAGCGTATGCAACCTTTTAAAAATCATTTAAATAACATACACGCAGATTCTGGTGGTTTGCAAATGATTACACTTGGTAAAACTATCACACCTGAACTAAAAGACAAGGTGTATGAGAATCAGGCCAAGTGGGCAGATGTTGGTATGTGTTTCGATGAAATACCTTTGATTCTCACAGGAGAAAGATCAGAACGTAATGCTACAAGAGATAGGTATTTTGATAAAGATAACTTTGAACATTATGCAAGACTTACTGGTAAAAATATTAAGCGACAGATTGAAGTTTTTAAAGCGACTGAAAGTAAATGTAAACCTTTTTTGATTTTACAAGGTCATTGTTATGATACCTATATGCAATGGTATGATTGGGTGTTAGATGAAATACCTCAGTCAGATCATCATCTCATAGGAGGTGTTGCATTAGGAGCAGCAGCACTTGGTACTGGCCCATTAGAAGATGTGCAACGAGCATTTATTGCTAGTCAGATACCTTGGCATCAAGATAAAATGCACCTTCACATATTGGGTGTTGGATCAATTAGACGCCTATTACCCTATCTAATTTTTTGCCAGACCGGCCTGTATGACCGTATGGAAATTTCATATGATTCCACTACACATTCTAGAGCAGTAGAAACAGGATTGTATTACATAAACAGAAGCACAATGAAATACAGTAGAGCAAAGGACGATAAGTACAGAATTATTTTAGAAGATGTTAAAAGTCAATATCCGGAACTTGATGTGGATAAAGATAAGTTTTATGAAATGTTGAATACTCCTGGCGGTCCTTGGATGGAAAAATACGGCTCTGTAACAGAATGGAGTCGGACAAGAACAGCTATGATATTCGGTTGTGTTTCTAACTTTATGAAACACGTAGAAGAAATACTACATTCTAAGGAAAAACTATTGGATTTTGCCAACAATATAAAACTTGACACACAATACAGAGCTTTGTATAATATTAAGAATAAGGATGACTTTGATTATTGGATGAATAACCCTTATCTAGGTAAGGCAATGAAGACAATGCCTATTTCAGATGAGGCACCTGAAACACTTGTAGATTTATTCTCATAGGAGTACATAATGGACGCACAAAAAGTTAGAAACGCAATTGTAGAAGTATCAGATGCAATGACCCGAGCACAAGCAGAACGAGAGCTTATCCGTGAAATTGTAAAACGTATGCACGATGAAGAAGGTGTCGATAAACGAGTTTTCCGTAAGATGGCTTCAGTGTATTACAAGGGTAACTTTCAGGATGAGACTGCTCTTAACGAGGAGTTTGAAACTACATTCACTAATGTAATGAGCTAACTATGAATATATTTTATCTACACCCTGACACTAGACTTTGCGCACAACAGCATTGTGACAAGCACGTGGTCAAGATGATTATAGAGTATGCACAGTTGATGTCTACAGCACACCGTGTGCTTGACGGTGATATGTATCAGGACAAAACTAAAAACAATCGCAACATCAAGCGTTGGCGAATGATGAACAGTGAACTTGAGAACACACTGTACAAAGCATCACACATTAATCATCCTTCAGGCAAGTGGTGTAGAATGACAAAGGAAAACTATGGCTACTTGTATAGTTTGTGGTTAGAGCTTTGTAAAGAGTATACTCATAGGTATGGTAGAAAACATTTGACACAAGAGAAACTAGAACATATACTAGTTAAGACACCTGACAATATTCCTAGCGCAGGTGTTACTACCTTACCACAGGCAATGCCTGATGATGTTAAAATGGCTGATCCTTTAGACGGTTATCGTAAATATTACAGAACATACAAGCGAGACTTCGCTAAGTGGACAAACAGACAAACACCGGAGTGGTTTAATGTCAGCGACAAACAGACAAATAAAAGTTAGTTTTCAAAAGGAAGGAATACATAGGTATCCTAATGCACCAGAGGGTGTCGAGTTTCTTCGGCATCCTCATCGCCATATATTTCATTTTTATGTGACACTTGAGGTGTTTCATAACGACCGTGACGTTGAGTTTATTCTGTTCAAACGTGAATTGGAAAAACTTTTTACAGAAGGAACTATGCAAGCGGATTATAAGTCTTGTGAAATGTTGGCCGAAGACTTGTTAGATTATATTGAAGTGAATTATGCAGGTCGTTTCGTGCAGGTTGAAGTATATGAAGATAATGAGAATGGGGCAATTGTAAACAATGCGTAAATTATTTTATATGGGCTTAGAGTCTTATGAAGCAAGATACACTCTACAATTACAGGAGTGGAATGAACGAGTATTCAAGCTACGTGGTATTGATTATGAGATTATTCAGGGGCAAGAACTTGATAACTCTAAGGCCATTGTAACAGGCAGTGTACTTGATGCACACGGCAGAACATACTACAGTCTGTCACAGCATATGAACCTGATTCAGAAGATGAAGAACGGTGAAGTCACAAGTGATGATGTTATTTTTTACGAAGATATGTTTACTCCCGGACTTGAATGTTTGCCATACATAATGGACCAAAGTCCAGAGGGATACAGACCTAAAGTGTTCCTTCGTTTCTTGGCACAGACTACAGACCCAGATGACTTTCTAATACGTGAAGGTATGTTTAATTGGATGCGTAGATACGAGCAAATGGTTGATGAATTTGTTGATGGTATTATGGTAGCCTCAGAGGAGTTTGTAGCGCATCTTCGTATCGCAGGATTCAAAAAACCTATTTATGTAACAGGTTTGCCTTTCGGTAAGTCAGAAGTATTGGAACGAGTACCAAATCAAAAACCAATTGGTCAACGTACACCACGAGTAGCATTTTCTTCTCGCTGGGATGACGAGAAGCAACCACACTTCTATATGGACTTGGTTGAAGCATACTACAAGATTGACCCTAAAGTTGAGTTTGCTATTTTCTGTGGTCACCCTGAACTGAAAAGTAATCGTCAGGAATATGTAGACAGAGCAATGGCATTACAGTCGGGCAATAAAGCAAACTTCAAAGTATATACTGGACTGAAAAAGAATGACTATTACAATCTACTAGCAGATAGTCAGGTACTTTTTAATTGTGCATTACAAGACTGGGTTAGCAATACAGTAAGTGAAGCGGATACACTAGGAGCATTGACGCTGTTTCCGGCATACAGAAGTTTCCCAGAAGTGTTCGCTAATAATTTTAACCATATGTATACACCTTGGTCACTTGAAGATGCCATAGAAAAACTGAAAAGAATGTTTACATCTATTGACAACGGCACTCTTTGGAAGTATAATATAGGTAAGATAAGTGATTATCAGAATGGTACTATTGATAGAACTATAGATAGTATTCTAACTGAACACTTAAATCGTAGAGATAGTATAACCTATCGTAAA